TTTTATTCATGATTTTTTGTTTGTTTTAAAGGTTTTTGTATCTCAACAATGCAACTTTCAAAATGTCCGCATCAATTTGTGATTGTTCCGCGGCTTGGATTTGCAATTCTTCATCACGCATTTTGATGATTGAACGCGCATCGGCTTCCGTTTCTGAATAGGCGGGATAAGTTACCGGCGAAACATCAAACAATTCATCAATCATTGTGATTGTGCGTTTGCCCATTGTTCCATATTTGGTTGAATCGGTCCATGTTTGTTCTTTGATGGTGAACGCAAATGATGATTGTGTGATGTCACCACGCATGATTGAACGAACCACGGACATGTGTGTTGGGTTTTCGTAATCGGGAATCCATGTGTATTCCAAATTGCCATCAGCATTGACAAACACTTTGCATGTTTCGGCCTTTGTACGGCCCAAAATCAATTCCGCTTCATGGTTGAACAAACAGCGGATGTCATATTCGCGTGATAATGCGTAATCAAACGCACCGGGGGTGATGACTTCTTCGAAATACCCTAAATCGGTCACGCTGTTAACAACGGCGGCAATACCTCCAATTTCTTTGGGCATGCCATCGCCGATGGCGCGTGCGTGAACTGTTCCGGTGATGGTTCTGCGTTCTTGTTTCATTTTAAATTACTTCGGTATTATTTACCCCATAGGGGTTGTTGTTTTTGTCTGCGCTTGCCATCAATTGTTCAATTTTTGCATCCATGTATGCGTCAATCTTTGATGATGGCATCAAATTGGTTTCAATTAAATATTCATCACCACCATCAAATCCGTTTGCATCTTCGAATTCGCGTGCCTCATTGCGTGACAACCAACCACCGCGGATGCCTTTGTTGTAAAAATCCGCGCGGTCATTTGCTGATGCACGCAACAATGAGTTGAAATTAAATTTGAAATAATGGGTCATTTTGTCAACTTCGGTCAACAATTTGCGCGCCATTTCTTGTTCCATATTGATTGCGTATGCCATCAATGTTCTCATGTAGAAATCCTGATATTCTTGTTCAACACTCGATTTGATGCCGTCTTTTGCGCCAATCATGGATGCCGGAACACCAAAGATCCGGGCAATTTCTTCGGCATCGAATTTCCGAACTTCTAAATATTGCGCTTCTTCGGGTGTCAATGACAATTTTTCCATTTTGATTCCATTTGGCAAAACCGCCGAACGGGCCGCGCCATCAATCACATCGTCCAAACCTTTTTTCAGCGGTCCGGCTTGCTCGGGTTTGATTTGCGAATCTGATGTCAAAAGGAATTTTAAAACGCCGTTTTTGAACACGCCGGCATTGCCTGAAATTGCAGCCAAATCAATTCCCAATGTTTCCGCATGCAACACGATTGGTGAAACACCAACCAACGGATTGTCCAAACATTGCCCTTTGAAATGCAACATGTCGGTTGCGGGGATGGTGTTTGGGAATCCTTTTGCCGTGCAATGATAAAACAGTTGGCCATCTTGCATCACCGGTGTGATATAATCAGGACAAATCGGATGTAACGCGATGGCCAAATATCGTGCATCGCGGTTAATGAATGCATAAGCATTGCCCCGCAACGCCAAATCCGATGCCATGTATTTAACAAAATCAAATTTGGTTTGGTATGGGTTTGGCTCGTTCAATACCGGTGTGGTATAATGAACCATTTTTGTTTCACGCGTTTTGCCATCATCATAATACAATTTGAGTGACAACCCCGCGATTCCATCTGCAATCACGCGAACACATGCGTGAACGCTTGCAATTGACAATGCGGTGCGTGGGTTTACGGCTTGCCCCGATTTGGTTTGATACCCAAATACGGAATTCAAGGAATTGACCAACCATTCCGTTGGGTATGCCAACGATGACCGTTTTTCAACGCCTTTGCCTTGAAACAATCTTTTCATGCTAAACTGCATGGGGCGAATTTATTATTTTGTGAATTAACATTTGCAACATTATCTATTTGTTTTCAGCCAACGCGACAACATTGACCGAAAAACGGTGTACGAACTAAATCGCGGCCGGTCAAAAATGGCCTTGTGTCTTTCTTCGATTGCTTCATAACAATCTTTGTATGACTTAAAATTTGGTAACTCACGATAGTATTCATTCATGAATTCGTCAATGTAGGTCAACCATGCATCGGATTTCATTGTCGTTCAATTTTTTACAAAGTTACAAACCAAAAATCGGAATTGTTTTCTTTTGATGCGGATTGCATTGCCGTTCCTAATGCCATGACAATGGAAACCGGGCCATCCACTTTGTCACCTGATTTGCCTTTGTCAATTTTAATGTTGCCGGCCGGATCGGTGCGCAACAAAATATTTGACATCATCCATCGCGTGACCGGATTCCCGGCATGACGCAATTTCCCATCCTTAACCAATCTTTCCAATTCCTTTGTTGGCGTTGACATGCTTACAAAACCTTGACCAAATGGAAACATGGTCAACCCTTCGTTTTGCAATTCAATTACCAGCTGCGAAGCGTTAAAACGGTCAAATGCTACATCCTTAATGTCGAATTTTGTGGCAAGTTCACAAATTTTGGCTTTTATGAACCCGTAATCCGTGACATTCCCATCGGTTGCAATAATGTGACCTTTGGCCACCCATTCGCGAATCGCTTGCCCGGCTGCGTCATTTCTTTTTTTGACCGATTCTTCGGGTAAAAAATACCATGTTCGCACCGCGTGATTGTGCGGAAAATACAAAGTGAATGCGCAAAAATCACCAGTTGATGCCAAATCCAATCCACCAAAACATTGTTCACCTTCTAATTCGTCATCGCCATCGCATTGTTTCCAAATGTTGTCTGAAATCCATGTTTGTTCCGTGTCGGTCCATACATTCAACAACTTTGTTTTGAACTCAACTTCTTTCGATGTGTATTCTTTGGCTTCGGTCAACGCTTGCTGCAATTTGCGCGGGTAAACTGAAACGCCCCAATTGGGATTCGCTTTTGCCCATACTTTTTCATCCATCCAATCATCGCCATCATCCAATGTGTAAATCACCGAAAACAATGCATCGTCTTTGATTGCGCCGTTTAACACATTGACGCAATAGCCCCGGTGGCGATAACACGCCGATTCGCGGTTGAACCCGGCCGTTGTGATGGTGAACAACAATGGTTGACGGCGTGCGCCCATACTGTTGAAAATTACATTGTACAATTCATCATTTGGATGCGCGTGGTATTCATCAATCACGGCCATGTGCGTGTTCAATCCATCTTGTTTGTTTGGATTCCACTCTAATGGTTTATACAAATTTTGTTCGTGGATGATTCTGCGGTTGTTAACTGAATTATTGACAACAACTGCATCCTTCAACCATTCCGTGTTTTGGGCCATCCTTACGGATTCGCCAAACACCATCATGGCCTGATCCAACTTTGTGGCCGCTGAATAAATCTGCGCGCCGGCTTCATCATCGGCAATCAGGCCATACAACATGACCGCGGATGAAAATGTCGATTTCCCATTTTTGCGCGGAACTTCAACATATGCGCGTGAAAATCTGCGTGATCCATCCGGATTCAAAAATCCAAAAAGATTCCAAATGATAAACGCTTGCCATCCTTCCAACAAAAATTTGCGTCCGGCATGCTCGCCGGTGGTGTGTTCCAATTCTTCGATGAAATTAATGGCATGTTGCGCAAATGCCGCGTTAAATTCAAAACGCGATAAATCATCAATATATCGTTGACATGCGTGTTTCACCAATTCACATGCGTGAATTTTGCCATCAATCACATTCAACGCATATTGATGCGCCTTTGTGTTTTCAATTCCGGTTTTCAAGGAATTTCAAATTGTCTTTGGCAATTGATTCGTTGCGATAAACAAACGGCAATTCGAACTGATCCATGTCAATGAACGAACCATCGCGGTGGATTGGTTTATATCCTTCGCCATCGTGGCGTTCAATTTGCCAACAATTCCCATTCCCAACAATTCGGAATTTTGGAACAACCAGTTGTTGCTCGATTTCAAATGCGGGTTTGTGTTTTATCTTTTTCATGCTGATTTTGATTTGAGTAATTCTAATTTTGAAACCGGCTTTTGATTTGTGTTTGGAATTCGGGCGCGCGCTGATGGGGTCACGCCAATCAATTGCCCTAATTGCATCGCTTGTTTCACGCAATTTTGTTTTGTTGTAAACCACGGGTTGACCTTTGGGCCTTGCTGCGTTTCAATGACCATGCCTTGTTCCTCGCATTTTTCAACGGCAACATAATAATTGGCCACCGCTTCGGAATACATCGCGATGATTCCCAAATCCACGCCAACCAACATGTTGATTTTTTTCAGTTCAAAACACATTTCGTCAAAAATCTTTTTGGCGCGTGGCGTTTTAAATTCAATTTCCGTGGTTGGTTCTTCTTTGGTTGTTGTCATGGTCATTTCATTTTCAAGAATTCGGCACTTTTGCGCCGTTCCTTTTAATTTTTTGACTTCGGTTGGCACTTTGGGTCGTCCTCTCATTTTGGTTGTCTTAAATCGCCTTAAAATGGTTTGTTCCTATTTTTGCACGGGTGTGAAAAAGAATGACCCAGCGGTTAACCATCGGTCGCCGTGGGAATAAACACCCCCCACCCGGTCAACATATCGGTCACAATGCGCGTTTTTCTTGGTGTCGGTGTGCGTGCGTGCGTATTTCATCCCAGAATTAGAATTGTTTTGATTCCTTGCCTGACTTCACCGCATGACATGAATTGCACAATGGTTGCAAGTTGTCGACATCATGGAACGATCCACCCAATCGAACGGGATTGATATGGTCGACCATTTGCGCAACATTGATGATGCCATTGTCACGACATTGACGACACAAAGGTTCGTCACGCAATATCGATTGACGCAACGCGCGCCATGCGGTTGTGTGATACCGTGGTTCACGATGACGATGCGCCGTGTGAACTTCTTTGTTCTGAATCTTCTTTGATGGGAATGTCGGCATGATGCAAAGTTATATTAAAATTTTTGTAAACAATTACAACATCTCATTGTCAACGCGTTCAATGGCTTTGAATATCTCCAATGCAACCTGTGGAACGATGGCATTACCGTATGCTTTTATTGATTCTGCTCGCCACTTTGAAAAGGTAATTCCGTCCAATTCGGTGGGAAGCCCATCATCTCCCCCACAAATCGGGGATTGAGTTGGGAAGTTGTCCCAACTATTTGCCGAACTCGTTTGGTCATTAAATCCTGATTTTCCAATCCCGTTATCTTTTGCCCCTCCTGGGCCGTTGGTGTTGGTAGCATCCCCCTCACTTGCAATGTCGCGTATAAATTGCTGTTCCCCTTCATTCCCGATTCCCGTATTGGTTTTGCTACTCCGTCCTTGCTTATGTGCAGCTGGTGATTGCTTTGACTTTCCCCAATTGCTGATGCCGTTGGTGTCGGTAATAATCCCATCACTGCGTAATGTTCCAAGTACATCGCCCTCGTTTCCCCTCCGTATGTTTCTTTGCGTTTCATCGTTTGTTCCTCCGTCACTTCCCTCGGACTTGAATTGGGTGTTGGTAGCAACGAACCATACTCTATCTCGTCCGTGTGGGGCATTGACCGCCGCCGCAGGTATAACCACGGCCTGGACTTCGTACCCCGCAGATTCCAAGTCAGAATGCACCTCGTCGAATACCATCCCTCCATTCCAATTAAGCAACCCAAAAACATTTTCCCCCACGATGTACTTTGGTTTAATCTCTTGTATTGCTCGTAACATTTGTGGCCATAAATGGCGTTCATCTTCTTTGCCTTTGCGTTGCCCTGCCTGGGAGTATGGTTGGCATGGGAATCCTCCTGTGAGAATGTCAATTTTGTTTGCATATTTTGTGAAATCTGATTTTGTTATGTCTTCAAATGATTCGGCCTTTGGCCAATAATGTTTCAATACTTTTTGCCCAAACGGATTCCATTCACAATGGAAAACATTTTCCCACCCCATCCATTCTGATGCAAGGTCAAACCCGCCTATTCCGCTAAATAACGATCCGTGCCTCATGTTTTTATCTCCGTGTACTTCGTTAACTTGCCATCGAATGTCGCATCAATCACCCCGGATTCCCCATGCCTATTCTTTGCGATAATCAATTCGGCTTGTTCAATTGGCGGTTGTTCTTTGTCATAATAGGCCGGACGGAACGGAAACAACACAACATCCGCATCTTGTTCGATTGCACCTGATTCCCTCAAATCTGATAACAATGGGCGTTTGTCTGCGCGTTCTTCGGGTTTGCGTGATAACTGCGCCAATATCATCACGGTGCATTTCAATTCCTTTGCCATCAACTTCAACCCGCGTGAAATCTCTGCGATTTCTTGTTCACGCGAATGGCTTTTGTTTACTCGAATCAACTGAATGTAATCAATGATAATCAAATCCAATCCGTGTTTTGCCTTATGCAATTTGCATTTGCCACGAATCATTTGCAATGAATTATCCGGATCGTCATCAATGTGGAATGTCATCGGTGGTGTATTTAGGAATTGTTGAACATTGTCGATTTCTTCTTTGTACAATGAATGATTACGAATGCGTCCATTTGGTATTTCACCAATGAGTGATACATAGCGTTTGGCCAATTGTTCGTTTGACATCTCCAATGATAGGAACAATGCGCGGCCATTACGCAACGCGAAATCATGGGCGAATGTCAATGCAATTGCCGTCTTTCCCATTCCGGGGCGACCGGCCACAACAATCATGTCACCGGCGTTGTAACCTCCAATCGCTTTGTCAAGTTTGCGCCAACCTGATGGTTTTCCGGTCAACTGGTTGCCGCGCGACATTGCATCGACAATGTTGGTCATGACATCTTTGGAAACGGCGTTGATGTCTTTCGGCTCATGGCCAATGTCAATTTGTGCTTCATCAATAATTGATTGCAATTGCGCCTTTGCTTCAATCAACCCACCGTCAAAATTCAAACCAATGACCCGGTTTTTGATATTGTTTAAAACAAAATTGTATTGTAGTTCGATGACCTGATTTTTGATTGATGGCAATCCCGAACATGCGGCCGATAATTGCGCGGCCAATATTGTTTCCGCTCGATCCAAATATTTCCGAATGGTGAACGGGTTGACGGTTTCGCCTGATTCATAGACAATGCGCATCGCTTTAACTATTTTGCCCAATGATTTATTTGTAAACCATTTTGATTGAATCTTTGGCAAATGATGATGCAATTCAGAATAAAACGCTAATTGACTGATGATATATTCTTCGTTCGTCATTGTTGTTTGTAGTATTGTGCGATTGCCAATGCGTGTGTGTAATTTTCGGATTCAAATTTCAATTCCTGATTGACATACACGCGCCATTTGTCAATGTTGTTTACATTGCCCATGACAATTCGGACATGGTTTGTTTGTTCGCGGATCGCATATTCAACGGTTATCGATTCGGCTTTTTCACCCAATGTTGTTTCCCGAAATGCTTTTTTCATTGTTTTGACCCAATTTGCAGCTGGTGAACCAATTTCCGCAATGAATGTTTGCACCGGATAAGAATTGAATTGACGGTCGGTGTGTTCGATTTCGATTGTGATTATGAATGTTTTCATTTCATACTTTGTTTATTGTTGCTCATTGTTTTTGTTTGATTTCGTGTTTCACGACATCCCAATAAACAAACACGCCATGCGGTGTTTTGATTTGGAAATTTAATTCATTGTCGCGCATTTCTGCGATTAACTCATTGACATGAATCAACGCGCATTCAATCGCATCGCTTTTGTTTAATGAAAAAATCACATCACATTCACCCGTCACCAATTCAACTGATTCTGAATTGACAAAAAGGAATTTATTGATTAACTGGTCGGCTTTTTGTTGCGGTGTCAACATTGTTGTTTTTTTATTGCTCATTGTATTGTTTGATAAATAGCGAACATTCATACCATGTCCCGGTGAATAAATGGTTGCCGTTGAATACCACCACGGCGGTGTTTTGGTTAATTTCTTCAATCCACATTATTAGTCAAATTTTAAGGGTTTGTAAAAAGATTCTTGTTTTGGTTGTTTATCATTGTTTTGTTGTTTCCATGTTCGAACGGCTGCCTTCCAATCCTTCATCGGATTTTTGCCAACCTTCCATCCATTTGATTCGTAGTAATCAACAAATCGTTGTGACATGTCATTCATGTTTAATTCGGCCATGTATTGACGCACATCATCAACCGGCGGTTTGCTGAACCTTTTTGGCTTTTTTGCTTTTTGTTCCAATACTATATTTATATCATTATCATTATCATTATCATTATCGGCATTTTTTGCATCGTTTGGCATGCGTTCGCATGCGTTCGCATCCCATCGCATGCGTGCGCTTAATGAATTGCGTTCACGGATTTTTTCGTATCGCACCAAATCGCGTTTCAATTGTTGTTTGATTGGCTCGAATGCAATTTTGGTGATGACATTATCGGTGTCGGGATTCAGGTCGTTCACATAATACAAAACATGTTTGAATAGGTGTCCGGCTTGCTCATCCGTTAATTGTTCGATTGTGTGTATAATATCGCAATACAACACAAATGATTTTTTATCCTTTGCCATCTAATTGTTTTAAATTCAATGCAACATATTGTTTGCCATCATGCCATTTTGCGATTGTCAATCCGGTCATCATTTCCCGTATTTGGCGCATGGTTCGTTTGATTGGCTTGCCCGGTTCAAACATAAAAACAATGAACAAATCAGCATTCAAACCAAAAAGGAATTCAAATGCGCTGTAATTAATAACATCGTCAATTTTCATCTTATTTGTTCCTTTAATATGGAAATACATCATGCGTTGTTTTTTGGCGTTGAAATATACAAAATCAGGCAATGACCGGATCAACCGATGAATGTTCCAAAACCCATTGATGTTCATTTCTTTTTCGTTAAACCCAACCCTTTGAACTGGCATTCCAACCGATTCCATGTAATCAACAAACCACATTTCCGACATGTTTGCGACTGTTTGGCGTTCTTTGTATGTGTTACTCGCTTTCTCCATCGCTTTCCAATTTTAAAATTTCCAACGCTTTTTTGTACAGCTGGCGCGCATGTCGGTCGGTCTTTTTCCATGATTCAAATGTGTTCACGGCGTGAATGATTGACGAATGGTCGCGCCCCAATTTGTTTCCGATTTGCTCAAATGTAAAATGATAATGACGGCGCAAAATAAATGAATACATGTGCCGAATCATTATGACATCACCTTCGCGCAATCGACCCATTATTTTTCCCGGTGTCATTGATCCGACTTCACAAAGACATTGCAACACCTGATTCATCAAATCCAACCGGCTAACGGCGTTTTCATGTTGAATGTCCAATGTTGTTTTAAATTTTACTTTGGGATAAATAATTTCATTTTTTAATGTAGCGATTTCGCGTTCGTACTGGTCACGCATTCGAATGATGTCTAATGACAACCGCGCGTTTTTGCTGCGTTCTTTGACAAATTCACGAAAATAATCTTTTGATTGCGTTGTGGCTTGTTTCATTGCTTAAAATTGTGTTTTTACCGTCTTTGTGTACCTTAACCAAAATTTTCGTTTCGGTGTCCTTAATTACGCTTAAAATGGCTTTTAATTGTGTTTTTGTGATTGTTGGTTCATCGCCAATTGCGATTTCAACCATTTCCGTGATTCTTTGCATCTTGTTTCCCTAATTTATACCCGATGACATACGCCACCAAAATGTGCAATTGTATTAATAAAATGATTTTCCAACTCATGATTCATGCGACCAAATAAACTTTTCTTTGCATCTTTTGTGGGCAAAACTGAAACCGGCATTGTAGGCCATTTGGTTTTCAATCTTTTCTTTCATCAACCAATATTCCTTTTCTGAATCCCTGAATTTTACTTTTTCAAATGCCTCCATGAATTCAATCAACTGGGCCATTGGTGTCATGACTTTATTTTCCATCCAATACATGTTTTGTTAAAAAATACGCAACTTGATTGTCAATCCATCCGGCATTTTGCGCCCGCTTAATCCATTGCGCTTTTTTCTTTTCTTCGATGTCGCGTTTATGCGCCATGATTCCATCAATATTGGAATGCGCCGCCCATTGTGAAAATACGCGCCCCCCAATTTCAATTTCACCACATTTGCGGATCAAACCATCTGATTCAAGTGATGACAAAACCGATGTCACGGTTGGATGCAATCCGAAATTGTCAATCAATGTTTTTGTGGAAACGCAATTCCATTTTTGGATTGCCACAAAGATTTTGGCGCGGTTGGTTTCAACTTTGCCTTCGTTTATTTGGCGCATGAACGCCATTATTTTTGCGCTCATTTGCCGGCCTCCTTTTTCTTTGCGCGTTGCTTTTGTTTTGCAATGCGGGCTTTTTCACGGATGGCGGCATCACGGATCATCGAATCTTCGTATTTGCGTTGAACATCCTGATACAAATTTGAAAATGTGTGCAATTTGTCGGTCAATCCGGCAATCTGCGATTTCTGCGCCATCAAATTTGATTCATTGTCAAAAATGACTTTGTTTTGTTTCCAAACGCTTTTTTCAAGGCCGCGAACTTGCGCGCGACTGGCATTGTACATCAACCACAAAATGAATGCGGTGACGCAACTGATGGTTAAAAAAATGTAAATCATTATCGTTGTTTTATTTGTTTTTGCCTTTGTACATTCTGCGTTGAACCAACATTTGCGTGAATTCATTGAATTCCGGGATGTATTCATCGCGTTCAAATTGATAGGGTTTGGCCTCCGGCATTTCGTTGAATCGCTTTGAATTCAATTTGATGCAATGCGCGCCATACATCACCGCAATGGTAATGGGCGTTAAAATGATAAGGTAGATTAAATCCATGTCGTTTTTCTTAATTGTTGATGCAATGTTAAAACACATTTTGCAAACAAAAAAACATTTGTGACATTTTTTTAAAAAATTTTCGTATTGAACGAAAAAAGGGGCAACCATCGGCGGCCGCCCCTTAAATCAACAATGATGAAACAACGATAAGTTTGGATGAATCTGCGCAAATATCGCGCATCCTTTGTTGACATTTGCAACATTGTGTATATTTGCTGAACAATGGAAAACAACGAATTAACAATCATCAACAGCAACACAACTGGTGAATCCGGTCAAGTGTTTGCCCCGGCGCAATTTGAACACGCCCAAAGAATCGCAAAATTATTGTCATCATCCGACCTTGTTCCGAATCAGTACAAAGGAAACATTGCAAACACGATGGTGGCATTAGAAATGGCCCATCGGATGAACGCATCGCCTTTGATGGTCATGCAAAATTTGCACATCATCCACGGACGACCATCATGGGGTTCATCATTTATCATCGCCTCATTAAATTCATGCGGGCGATTTGGAACGCTGCGGTTTGAATCAACACCAACATCATGCAAGGCGGTCACAATGGATAAACAATCAGGCGCAATTTTGGAAGGCCCAACGGTGACGATGGAAATGGCAAAGTTGGAAGGATGGTTGGATAAACCCGGATCAAAATGGAAAACAATGCCCGAATTGATGTTGAAATATCGGGCGGCGGCTTTTTTTGGTCGTTTATACGCCCCCGAAATCATGATGGGGTTATATTCGGCCGATGAAGTGGTCGACATTGCAGCAAACAACGCGAAAATGGGTAAATAACCCTATTTTAACGCGAAATCGTTTGAAGTAATCAAAGTATATGTGAAGCGGTTGCCATGCAAGGCGGCCGCTTTTTTTGCTAACAACATAAACTGGTTGAAATCGGCTGTGCGTTTAAACACCTGACAACCTTCGGACCAATTGTTGACTTGAACGGAATCAACACCGGCTTTGTGAATGTTTATGCCAAACACGCCCGTTTGCGTTGCGTTCTCATTATACACGCCATCTTTGATGTCATCACGGAATACAGTCACCGGGCCACATTGTTTCAACGCTTCATATTTGCCCTGATGCAATCCAATGTGATGTGAACCGCGATATTGTCCGGGCTTCATTCGGGCCGTCCCCGCGCCATTGTCGGTGGTGATTGCCCATTCTTTGATGAACCAATTGTCCTTTTCTTTGTAGGCAACAACGATTTTGTCATCAAATGCGTTTGTGACCTTTTGCCCGGTTGCTGAATTTCGAACACCAATGATGTTCAAATTGAAATCCCCATTTTCAAAAAATGCATAACCTTTGGCGGCCATTGTGCGTTTCAAATCTGCAATTGTAATCATAACAATACAAAGATAATTAAACCAACGCCCAATGCAATTGTCACTTTGCGCAGCTGGTAAAATCGTTCGTCACGCTTTTTGATTTCATCCAACAATTTGTTTGTGATCCGTTCTTGTTGTGCGATGACCTCGGAATCAATTTTGCGATATTCCCGGCACAACGCCAATTGTTCGCGCGCCTCCGCGCCTTTTAATAAATATAAATTATTTTCCGCAACTGTCAAGGAATCGATGCATTGCGATGATGCGGCGTGTGGCTGCGCAACTTGTATCGCCATGATAAGCCACAAAAAGTGTTTCATATTTGCTTTGAATAAGTATTTGCGTGTCATGTAGTGTTTTGTATTTGTTTTTAATGATTTGCAATGTGTCGAATTCTTTTTGAACAACTCTGATGGCCGGGCCATGAACAACATTGGTTTGTTTTGGAACTGCAAAATGAACATAGGCAAACCCACCAACAAATAACAACACCAACAATAAAATGGTCAAATCAACTTTCCGCATCGTTTTTGGTGTTTGCAAATTTGTCGATGGATGTGAATCCCAAACAACAAATCACAATCCATTCAACCGCTTCAACCAATTCTTTGGATGGCGCGATGTCTTGGGGTGACAATGAATTGTGGGCCATTGTCCCAAACAAAATGAATGATCCGACAATTCCAACAAATCGTTTGGAACTGAATTCGCCTTTGTCGCCCTGAAATATTTGAAAAATCTTTTTCATCTGCCTTGACCGCGATATTTTTTTGCGGGTTTATTATTTTTTGAGTGAACACCTTTGTTTTTGCGCTTTGGCTTTGGTTGCCAACTCACACCGGATGATGTTTTTGCCTTTGCCATTATTTTAAGCCGTTTAATTTTAACATGTTGTTGATTGATGCGGTGTCCATGCCAACCAATCCGGTGTCAACGCCCATGAACAACATGGTTGATGTCATCGCCTCGATTTTTGTTTCGGCGGTTGCAACGGCTTCTTTTAATTCGGCCTTTTCGGCAACTTTGTTTTCAACCAATTGTTCGCCTTGCTTCTTTGCAGCGGAAACAACATTGGATGCCATTTTCATGTTGTTTTCAACGCGCTTCAACATTTGTTCGATTTCGTCCACATTGGGCGTGTTTACAGCCCCGACCGGGTAAATCATTTCTAATGTCAAAATGATGGCAACAAAGGCCGTTAAAATCGTTTTCATAACTTTTTAACGGTGTTAATGATTCGCAATTCCGTAATTGCGGCCGACAATGCCGAATCCGATTTTTTCAACGCTGATGACATCCGGTCAACCTTCAAATCCAATTGGTCAATTTTTTGATTGGCTTTTTCGATTTGTTCGGTGTACGAACTTTTGACATCGTAGTATAAATATGAAACGGCCGCCAACATACAAAATGCCACCGCGGCCACCGGGTTTTTCTTGAACTGGTCAAACGAAACGGGCAATGCGTTTGCGTTAACTTGCTTTTTTACTGTCATTTGATGCGATTGATTTTTTTACTGTAATAAACCACCGCCAACAAACCCGAAATAAGACCAACAATGCCCACCACAAAGGTAAGGATTGGCTGATAAGTTTGCGTGAAGGTGATAATTGCTGAACTGCCTGAAATGGCCGTGGCAATCGCCGCCGTGGTGTCATTATTAAATTTGTTCATTTGGTGTTGGGATTACGCAAAAAGGTGAATCGGGGAATTTCTCACAATACCCTTTCAAATAAAGTGAATCATCACCGCTGAATGTGTGTATCCCCATCGGGTCGGGCCACACCTCAAACGGGGCAAATGATGCGGGGGGTTCTGAATAGAATAGAATGTCGACCGCCCATTTGTCGCTTTGCTTAACACAAACGGGTTTGTCATCGACTTGCCCCCATTGTAAACAAATAAACCCAATTTCAACAACTGCGCAATCTTTCCAAGTTGTCACGGTTTCCCCGTCTGGTGTGGTTGTGGTTTGTTGTATGTCTTTTTGGAGTGTTGCCCATTCGGTAGGGGTGAACTCGAATTTTTGAAATTTCATTTTATAGAGTTGTTAAGGATGCCAATTCGGCGTTGGTTAGGCGGGTTTTGAAAAGGACGGTTTCATTTATTGAATCATTCATTAAAAAACTATCCCCTTGGAATCTTTGACCAACTAAAACTTCACTTGTAGTTGGAGGGGTTCCGCTAGTATCGGTTGCAATTTGTACACCATTCACATATAAAACAAAGTCATTGTTTTTGTATGCAAATGCTATTTTATAACGACCATTTGTAATGTTTGAGCCAAATAATCCCGCAACCGTTGACCCTGAATTTTGAACGAAGGAATAAACTCTATTAGTTCCGCCCGATTGTCTTTCAATGCCCAAAATTATACAATTATCTAGATTTGCAACATTGTTATTTAAAGTTAAAATTCCAACAATAGGCGAACCCGCTTCTGGTTTAACTATCCAATTAACATCCGCAAAAAGTACCCCCTCCGTCTGCCCAATCAACGAACCAATGCCCGTCTTAAAACAAGCATCCGCCACCCTTGTTGCGCTTGATGATGTGGAAACAATATACGAAGTTGGATAACTTGACGCTTCGCATTGCATTCCCCACAAATAAACTTGTTTATTGCTTCCCGTGTATGTTTCATTTCCCGTGTCATCTGCCATTGCAATACGAAAGTTTGGCGAACCACTTGCCGACATTGTGCGTGTATAAACAACCCTATACCATCCGTTACCAACGCTTGTAATTGACGCAGTAACATCGCCCGTTGAACCATACACCGAACCATTTTGAATGTCGTAAACAACATATTGCGATGTCGAACCATTGTAAATGTTTACCGCCATATATTTACGGCTTACATATTTTGCGTAAAATGAAATAGTGTAGGCGGTGCTATTTGAGAATGATGTACCTTGATAAATCCAATGTTGTGTACTTGATGCCGTTCCGTCATCCAACAAATCCGCGTTTTGCGTTCCATCGGGTGAAGTTGTAGAATTTGCGGTTATTGTCAAATTATTTTTGAACCAATCGGAGTTATCCATTTGCTCCGAATAGGTAAACAAATTCGTACTCTGCTTCTCCAACAACAAACTCGGACACCCCCCGCCCCCATTTTGGTAGGTAAGGCGTGGAACATTTAGGCGGTCGGTAGTGGGGAAATAGGGTTTGGCGGTGCTTCCAAGATTGACCTGAGCGCCCCAAATAAAATAATCAACGCCTGTTTGTAATGCAGCATAATCAATATAAAAACTTGTCCCTAATGTCACTAACGCCGAATGTTCAATCCTTTGCCATTGCGTTGTAACTGCAATATTGGATTTAACGCTACTTCCGCTGCCACCTGGGTCATTGATTGCTATTGACATCGTTGTATTTGCACTCGCTCTGACATAATAACTTAAAGTGTATGTATTTGGCGCTACAATAGTGCTTTTATACGCATAGCCGTTTGCAGTATTTGCAACCACTTTTGCAGCGGTCATAGTTCCATTGGGTGCAGTTGCAAAATTGTTGGTTGCGGTTGATGTGCCATCGTTAAACCACCCACCCCCTGAAAAAATTTCCGAATAACTATACAAATTCCACGGGCAAACCTCCACCAACCCCGCACTATTTATTCGGGTTCCGTTGGATGCACGGGTGAATGACAAATCGCCACTTCCGTTTGTGGGAATTTGAGAATAAACAACATCCTCTTTGTATCCGCTTGGTATCATGACCAATGACGCGGAATTCAATAAATCTGACATTTATAGATTGTTTAATTTGTTTAACATACATGAAACACCTTCACAGAAACCGCCATCGGCGGTCACGCGGCTTTTGTACGCAACAACGATGGGCCAACCTTGCCCCAAATATTGTGCGCTTCGAATGCCAATTCCTAATGCGCTGATTCCAATCATTTTAATATGCGATTACGCTTCCGGTGCTGATTACAAATCCGGTGATTTTGCTGCCTTTGCCGGCGGGCAAATATGCGCCTTGTTGAAAAGTAATTCCCGACATGCCACGCGCCGACAAAACATTGGTTGATGTTCCGTTTTCTTGCGTAACTGTGAACGATGTGAACACGGTATCACTTTGAACAACCAACGCGTCATAACTTACCGATGTCACGGTCGCCGCGGAATGATATTTAAATCCATCGTATCCGGCAACGATGTCAATTGATGCTTCTGCCATAATGCTTCGAAAATAACATCACAACAATAAACATTTGCAACATTTATACCAAATACCATTGAACGCCATTTGAAATGACGGTGCATGTTTCATAGTTTTGATTTAACACCTTTGTTGCATTGGCATCAATGTTGTATCCATTGCCCGAAATTGTCAATGTGTGTGGATTGGCAATCTTTTTGAAATAATATTTTTTGCCCTTGCTTTCCGTCGCATTTGGTAAATTCACAATTACATTCCCATCCGTACTATCGCCAATTATCAATTCATAACCGTTCGTAATTGTGTGCGTTCCGGCCGTGTATGTCACCGATGCATTGTGTTCCTGAATCCGCCAATTAACCAATTCCGTTGAATCGTCATAACTCAACATCACCTCCCAACGGGTGTTCAATGTTGGCTGCGATGCGGGCGCGCCTTCGGCATCATTGACCAAATGTTCCAAAACTTGTTGCGGAACATTGGAAATCGCTGAATTCAAATTTGTCACCGCTGATTCAACATAATTCAAACGATTATTCAGATTCCCGGTTTGTGATTGCTCGACTTTTAAACCTTCGCCGGATGATGTTGTCAAGGTATAAACTGGTGAAACACCAATCCATTCGCCATCCCATTGTTCCGAACGGCAATTGTATTTGACCCCGTTCAAAACCCATGAATAATTGTCAAAATATAATGATTTGATTGCAGTCAATGACCCGGAATCAATCCATGTTCCACGAACCACCGGAACAAAATTGGCGTAAATCGATGCCATTTGTAACCCCAACATTTTGGTGATTGTTCCGTGTGTAATTGAATCCCAACCGCCATACCAATCCGATGCCAAAACATCGGTTGTGCCGTTAAACACCAACCAATTACCAATTCCGTATTTCAGGGAATCCGTATAATATGGCGATTCAATTGTGATGGGTGTTGAATTCGCCAAATTGGCTGTGGATGCGGTGATGACCTCCGTGATGTCAAAAATATAATCCGCATTTTGATATGGTGACGCATCTGCAAATGAAACCTGAATTGAACCCCAAAAATCCTTCAACGCTGAATTGCCGTTTTTCCATTTGCCACCGCCCGAATAGGAAAGAATAACACCATGAACAAACATGTTGACTTCCAATCGGGTGTAACCGACCGGCGCGGTTGTCACCGACAATTCAAATTCCGATGTGATCCAACCGCCTTTGATGTCTTTGGTTGGCATGCGATACAATTGATTTCCCGAATTCCCCGATGCGGACCAATATCCATTCGCGTCCAAATAAACATAAGAGCCACCCGAATTCCGCAACCTGATATTGTAGTAAACATCGGTTGAATCTTCGACATACAAAACCCCACCCAATGTGTCGGATCGTTTGAATGATTTTGCCATAAAACGAATGCGCATCGGTGCGGCATCCGGTGATGTTCCGGTTGGAATATCCGTGGCAATCAACGACAATGTTGATGATGATGTATTTGGGTAACTGCGCAACGCTTTTGCCACATTTTGACGATGCGTGTTTATTGTCACCGATTGTGCAGCTGGTTGATAGTACAATGATGGTTTTGCCATCCACAATGGCCGAACATCGTTGCCAATTGTTTGACGGTGTGAATATGTTGTCGTCCCGATATATTGCCCGGTATACGAATATTGACGCAAATTGATTGATGTCGTGTTATTATACGCGTTGAATGGGATCACATAATACGCGCCATTTTCATGAGTGAATCGCGCCCCAAACATCAACAACACATTTTCCAACGCTTGTTTTGCTGAAATATAATTTGGTTCAATTTGCCATCCAACCGTGTCAATAACTTTGACATCCGTAAACGGATCAAAATTTTCCAAAAATGTATATTCAAAAAGTTTATACATGTCGAACCCTAATCGGGCCGCATTATCTTCGTTTAACAATGTGCCATCATACAAATATTGTTGTGGCGTTCCATTGACAACCCAATAATCCGACAAATCCAATGTGTCCAAACAACGGCGAAACAACTGGTTGATTGTGATGTATTCATCCGAAAACCATGATGATTGTACTTTGTACCCATCCATCAATTCAAGGCCATCCACAGCCACCAAATCAATGATTGGTTTGCTTTGTATGGATTCGCGCAATCGCGTCATTTGGTCGGCCAATACGCGGCCAACATGGATCAATGAATCATTGCGATAAATCAACATCGCCCATGCGGTTTCGGCTTCGGTTTGAATGCCGACAAAATCATCCAATGTATTTTGATCCGGCATCACCCATTGGGCAATTGCCCGTGATGGCCTGATAAAATTGGAATAAACTGAATCTGATTCGCCTTGCCTTTCAATACTGATTCCATCACCGGCCAATGTTAATTCAACCGATGAATTCAATGCTTCTAATTTGTCAAAACAACATGTTTGGCCTTCAATATATCCGCCGGCTGATTGAACCCGTGCATTGTATAAACGCGCAACAATTTCCGGTGTTGTTCCTGATGGTGAATCCCATAATTCAACCCGGTATTCAACATTTGTAATTGATAAAAACGAACCTTTGTAAATCCTTGCCATTATCCGCGCCGTGAATCTTTATTGTATCTTTCCAAAACGATGGCCAAATCGCGTCCGCTGATGTGCGTTTGCGCAACATAACCGGATGATTGTTCGGGCTTCATCAATGTTTTTAATTTGTCCAAAGGTGCAATGACTTCCGGGTTGCTGCGCGCGCCGGGATATTCACCCATCAAACCCAATGTTGGTCCGCTTACAATACCACCATCGGCAAACGCGCTAACGCTTGGGCCGGTTCTCATTTGACTTGCAACCGCCGTACCTAACGCAACCATCGCAATACCGGCAACCACCGCGGCTTCCGGTTGAACAAACGCCGTTTTGAATTTTTCAACGCTTATGCCGTATGCAATCAACATTTTGCCGACTGTTTTAACAAATTCACCCAATTGCCCAACAACTGAACGGACAAACCCTTCGATGCCGTTTCCTTGACCCGCCAACGCATTTCCAAGCGTTTCACCTAATGTTACGGCCATATCTTCGCCCAATTTTTCAACGGCGGCTGCCATTTGAACCATTAGATTGTCAAAATCCTGAACGATTTGTGAATATGACTTCGGGTCAATTTTAACTTGAACCAAAACGGGCGCAACGGCCGTCCCGCCAATCAGATTTGCACCGGTTAATTGTTTTAAATCTTCGGCCGCTTTCTTTTTTGCTTTTTCACCACCTTCAAAACGCTTTTTGTCCAACCACTCAATCAAATCGGCCTCAACTTTTTTGACTTCTTCTGCGCTTTTTTTAATTTCAGCCAATGCAGTTTTTCGCCTTTGGCTTTGTTTTTTTGCCGCTTCGGAATCCAATTTGGCTTGTTTGTCGGTCGCTTCTTTGTTTATCGCTTCAATGTTTTTTTGATACGATTTTTCAAGGTATTCAAGTTCGGTCAACTTTGCCGTTGCGGCTTGAATCTTTGTTCTGATTGCGGCCCTATCTTCTTCGCCTTCTGCGCGTGTCAAATCATCAAACAACAATCGCATGTTGTCGTTGTATTTTTTGCGCATTCTTTGCGTTTCTTCTAAACGGCGTTTATTCGTTTCCAATTCCGTTTCGCCCAATTCTTGAATCTTTGTGGCAAAATCACGGATTTGTTTGTTGTATTCGGATTGTTGTTTTTGCGCCTCCTTGACTTTTTCATTCACCCCATCCAAACCATCCGAAAACGCATAAATGGCGGCAACGGCTGCGCCAATGGCAACCGTGGCAATAACAAATGGATTGGCCAAAAACTTTGTTAACCCACCAAATTGGGATTGCAAATCTTTGACTTGCATGACGGCCGCGCTGAAATTCAATGCCGCGTTCAAACCCATCAATGTGTTGCGCAACGCTTTGTTGTCGTCTGCGACAATTGCGATAATTGAACTAACTGATGAAAATGATGTGGCCAACCCATTCAATGCGGCGCGTGTTCCACCCAATGTTTGATTCGTAATTCCCAATTGTTGGGTGAATCCTTGTTTTTTTGCAGTCAATTCAGAAACGGCGATTGACTGGTCTTTGATTGCCGCTTTGGTTTGTTCGATTTCCTGACGAACTCGCTTTTGACCCTGAACATCCATTTTCGACATGGTGTCACGCTTTTGGCGCAACTTTTCCAATTCCATCATGAATTCACGGGTGATTTGTTTTTGTTCGTCAATTTCGGCCGTGACGGCTGCAATCTTTTGGCGCAATTGGCCCGACCCCAATGATTGTTCAATGGCTTGACCGGCTTTGTTTGCGCTTTGCTGCATTTTGGCCGATGACTTTTCCATCGTATCGGCCGCGGCCTTCACATCTCTATTGAATAGATCCGTGACCGCATTTAAAACAATATTAATCGCACTTAATGCCATCAGCGGTTGTAACTTATTGAATAATCTTGAATAATTTGATAGACGCCGTATTCTTCGGAATTGTCATCGGTCAAATGGGATTCGCTCATGTATTCGATTTCCCATGTATACACCCCGTTGAATGTCCCCGGTGTTGTCACCTCCAATGCCGTGCGCGTCAAATCTGCAATTTGAACACATTGCGTGTATGTTGTCGCATATATGTTAACTTCAACATTCGCCCAATCCGTTTTTGAATGACCGGATTTGGATGGATGCGGTGTCACCGCTGTGACGCGAATTGTGATGCCCGGATATGGAACACCTTGCACAATGCGCAATGGGTTTATGTTCGTGCCAACAACGGCCGTCAATGCGGAATTGTTGGATAAAACATTGTAAATGGCGTTTATTGCTTTCATGCTTCGGCGGGCGGTGTCAACTTCGCAAATATATCCGCATAGCGCGTAACCTTTGCAACAATATCGTCATGGTTTGATTTTTCCCACGGGAATTTCATCAACTTTTGTGGGCTGATTGGTTTTTTCAAATGTGGTGAAATCATGGTTGCCGCCATCCACCGGGACAATTCCCATTGATTGCGATATTGTTGTTCTTGGGCATTTCTCATCCCAAACAAGCGTAAACGAAAATATTTTGGATGGCAATCATCAAACGATGCGTCATCCATTCCCATTTCGCCAAATGCGATTTCGCGTAATCGGTCAAATGTTAGGGATTCAGATTTGGCCGAATCTACTTTCCCACCGTTTCCGATGTGCCTTGACGGGGTTTAAAAAATTCTTCGACCGCTTTGGTAAATTGCAAAATTACGGGTTCGATTTCGCTAAATGATTCAATAGCATCTGCAAAATCATCAATGTCCACAAATGGAAATTTTTGACCTTGCTTTTTGCAACCGGATTGAATCCCAAAATATGCGCATGCTCGCGCAAATTTCAATGAATGTGCAATGTTGTTGGCCGTCATGTTTTCGCCCAACTGCGTGAAATCTTCCAAATTAAATTCGGCCATTATGTTTTCAATGGCGCGCATGTTAAAAAAAAGGGGGTGTTGAACACCCCCGATTGTAATCGTGTTCATGTCGCGAATATACGCAACAAATTCAAAATTAAATTGTTCCAACGGTCAATGCGCCCGTCCCCTGAATTGATGCAGTGAATGTCGCAACATCGTTTTGTGGGGCGGTCAAATTTAATTCGTTGAAAAATGCTGATCCGCTCAATTTCAAATCGCCGCTAACATTGGATGTCATCACGATTGTCACGGATGTGCCGGCCAACAAATCGGTGATGATTTCTTTCCAGCTGATGCCCGCGCCAACGCTTGCATCTTCTTCGAACATACCTTCAACACTCATGGTGTACCCGTATTCGCCCGCGATGTATTCTTTCGCACCGG